TCCCTCACCGAGGCTGCTAGAACCGATTGACTCTGCATGAGCTTTCACCTTCGCTAACACATCCGGGTTCGCCCCAGCCTGCTGTGCTTCTGCCCATAGCATACGCAACAAGTCAACATCGGTGAGGCTCATTGCTTCGGTCAACCAGTCACGCGATTTCTGTGAACCCTCATGACGTGCAACCTTCTGCATCTCCTCCGCGCTTGGCCGCTTAGCACCCGTGAAAGCCCCACCCAAGTCTGCAAGAGCCCTACCTATGGCACTGGTAGCGCAATTTTCGACCATGCTCACACGGTTCACCGGGGAGCTGTCAATACGCTCCTCCGCGTAATCCACTGTCACCGGCCTGGCATCGTCACGATCTAGATACACCTCGGCACGAATCACAACCTGCTCCGGTGAGAAATGCACCAACTCAGTGTGCAACCGCCCATCAGGATACTTAGCCCAGAACGCATCAATACGCTCCGCCACAGTCGAATACTGGGATAAATCAAACCGCGCCATAATTCTCCTCCACATAGTTAGCAATCAAAGCCTCGGCATACTCAGACACCGGGACACCCACCTCGTTCGCAGCATTCAAAAGCCGAACATACACTTCCGCCTCGAGCTCCACTGTCACAACAACTTCAGTCATCACTCACCCTTTCGCGATCACAGTCACACCAGACCGAACCCAAGCCCCGACAGTCTTCACCGGAACCTCAAACATTTCCGCAATAGCCTCATGATCTACGCCAAGACCATCCAACCGTTTCGCACGCATCTTGCAACACGTCAACAACTCCGTAGCCTCACGCTTCGCCCGCTTATACTGTGCCGACAAAGTTTGCACCTCCGAACGAGTCAACGCCCTAAGACGATCCTCCTCAGACTGCTCCAACAACTGCTCAATCAGTGTTGGTGTTATTTCATGCAACTGTATTGTCATCGTTCACCCTTTCCCATAAATCGTCAGCCACCCTGACCAACGAAACAATCATCTCCTCATCACGCTCAATCCGAAGCACCTTCGGGTCAAACCAGGCCGGCATAAACGCCCCATCCCGTTCCTCCCGCAACAACCACGCAAAATAACAGAACTCAGCCTCCGTCACAAACAGTTGCCATTGCACCTGCCGCCGATACTGTAACGGGATTTTCACCGGGTTCCAATCCTTCCCCGTAGTCTTCACCTCAGAGATCGCGTGATGGTCAAGCGTCAGCCCGTCAGGTGTGCACAAATAGTGGTCGGACACCCGAGATGAAATCAGCCAATCATTCGGCATCACACCATGCTTGTCTTTCAGAAACATCGAGATTGGGCCTTCCCAGGCACGACCAAACGCCATGTAAGGGTTATCGTTCTCCACAAAGTCGGCACGGTAATCCTCCACCGCCTGCTCAAACCCGCCCGGCCCCGAGGCAGCCTTCGCCACCTGCGTAGCCGTCACACCCTCACGCCTAGCCGACAACCAGCGTTCAGTGTTCACCGACTTAGATGCCACAAACTGGTCAGGACTTAACATTGAACATCTTCTTCCATCTCGCGTGAGCTATCTGCAAAGCCTCACGAAAGACTTCCTCCGGGTTTTCCGTCTTAGCCAGTTTCAAAGCAGCCCAAGACTTCTCCCAGATCGCACCCGAATCCGATTGCGAATCCAACCACTCAGCCATAATCAGGTCAGCCAACCTAGCCGCCCGAATATCCGTCACATTGTTCTCAACCATTGAAACCTCCACTAACCTTTACTGTATGAGCAACCGGGGACAAAGCTACCGCGACTTCAGTGCAGCCATAGTCAAAATCGGTGGTGTGCCATGTCAAGACATCCCCGACATTTTCTTCCCCGAAGACTTCCCTGACAAACAGACCAGGGAGTACGCGATCCGAACCGCCAAAGCGTTGTGTAAAGAGTGCCCGCTGCTGATCCAATGTTTCGCCTACGCTATCGAAGCGCAAGAACCCTACGGAATCTGGGCAGGCACCCTTCCACACGAGCGTTAGCCGTCTTCAGGCTCGTCATAGAACGCCGCATCGAGCGCATTCAAGTGAGCCCGCAGGAAATAAGCCTGCTCCCGAGTGATGCACAGTGTCCCAGGTTCCCCTATCTGCCAAACATCATCGCGTAGGCGTACGCAAATGTCACGCCCATCCATCCGCAAATCCATCATCGAACCGCCTCCTTCACCGTCAACATCCACAAACCAACCACGACCATGAAAGCGCCCCACACAACACTGTCTAAATGTTGGAACCACAACGCACTACCAACACCTAAGACAACAAGAACCCACCCGGCCCTCACAGTGACACCACAATCACAGTCACACCGGCCACCAACGCTGAAACAATAAGCGCCCACCCGACCACACACATCGGGTTCTTCTTAGGTCGAAGGTCACGCCGCCGAGGAAGCAAAGCAACATGATCGCTAGCCTGCTTCGGCAGTGGCAAGGACATTTCGTTCTCCCACAGTGTGAGAGCCCGTTCCATCTTCACCTCATCCGTCATAACCGCCCACAGTTCTTCGGCAGTCATCAAATGTTCGTGAGCACGCTTCCACAACACAACCGCCCTCATATGGGGGTCACGGATGTCCTGCAGCTCAATCTCTAACTGTTGAAAGTAACCCATTGTCTTCCACCTTTCATTCGGGTTGTCTAGCACGATACACCACAACCCTGAAAAAGTGTATACTTCTGAGCATGGATTATTTAGGAAAATATGACGAACTATCGGTCGAGCAACTTGGCGACCTTCGTGTCTGGCAGTTACAACGCCTAGAACGGGTCACACAAGCCCTCAGAGCCCGTCTACGGGCCGAACATACCCAGGGAGATAACATTAGGCACCTGGCAAAGAAACTAGGCGTGACAAGGGCCACAATCTATTCGTGGTTAGGGGAATGAGAAACTCCCCGCCACCTAGATGACGGGGAGTTAGCCCCCATGAGAAGAAGCGTTCACCACGAACGCATTGATTCTACTGACAGCTGTCGCAGGAAAGCAAATCCATCGGATCTACCGGCACAGCGAAACCATCCACAACCTCACGCTCACTCACGATAAGTCAGCCTTATCGTAGGTCAACACCGAAGTGAGCAACGACATCAGACCGGCCAGCAGGGACACTGAAGCGATCTGCAACCAGTCCACATCAAGAATGCCGGAACCCGCCAACATTCCGGCCAAAGCAACCTGAGCAACAGTTTTCACTGCACGCTCCGTTGCGAAATCCCAATACTTCTTCCACTTATCCATCTTGATTCTCCTTCATCGATTTGTCCTCCCACACTGCAGCGAAACAGTATGACGTTGTAATCAAAGTTACCAAAGCAACCCCACCCGTAATCAGGTCGCTGGTAGCACTGTCGTTATTCATCAGCACTGCTACGGAACCGCTGAGAAGCATCAGTGAGCCGAGTGTGAACGCTGCGAAAATATATCTGCGCCGAATCTTCCATGACGGTTTCATGTGAGGATCGCCACCATCGGACTGATGATTGCGGCCAAGAATCCGAACACACCGATGACCTGCCACATCCGTTGCTCTAGTTTGCGAATCCGCATCTCATGATCGTCAACCTTGCTCTCTTGGGTAGGCAATGAGGAGGCGATTTGTTCCAGCAGTTTTCCTTGGCGCTGCACTTCCAAATAAATGTCCCTCATAGACACTTTCACGCCAGCGGACTCAGGGTGCTCCTCGGTCATGACTCCCCCAGAAAATCCACTGGGTTTGCAGTGTCACCCCACTTGGCAGATTTGCGAACCTCCCAATGCAAATGTGGCCCAGTGCTCTGTCCCGTATTGCCCGACAAAGCTATTGGATCGCCCTCAGCGACCTTCGCCCCCAACGCTAAATGTGAAGCCTTCTGTAGGTGATAGTAAACAGTGTGAATCTTGTTTGCGTGCTCCAGAATAAGTGTGTGACCTGCCGAATCACTCCGGCCCTTCTTCACCACAACCCCGAAAGCTGGAGCCCTCAACTGTGTTCCCACCGGCAAAGCCACATCCACACCATGATGAAAAGTGCGCTTTTTGGTTATCGGGTGAACCCTGTTGCCGTAAGGCGATTTCGCGTTGATCGCGTACCCGTCAGGCCAAGGCTTCTGAAGTTTCACCGCTAAGCCTCAACAGGTTCCCAGGTGAAAGTTTCCTCATTCAAAACCCAGTCAGCAAACTTATCCGTAGGCGAAGGCTTAGGTGCGATGAAAGCATCAAGCGCCTCGTCATAGGTGTAACCGATACCAGCATAATTACCTCGAAGCGCTTTGGACTGGTCAGCAGAAGGCTCCCGATTACCGTCAGCGGCTGTGGTGTAGTGGACACCGCCCATAGTGTTGTAGGAGGTCTTCAGCCAAGTGCCACCCAGGTTTTGTTCCAGGAAGGCATAGCCCTCATCCGGCTCATCATTATTGCCTACAGTGACCCGAAGGACAACACCGTTATCATCAATCTCAGCCCATGAACTCATAGTGGATACCTCACAATCACAATTCCGGAACCTCCAGCGCGAGTGTCCGCCTCACTTGCCGCGCCACCAGCCCCAACGGTAACAGCATGATCCCCAACCGCAATAGTGGCAAAACCATACAAGAGGCCACCGGCACCTCCACCACCACCGGCAACAGAAGAGTCAGCCGTACCCTGACCACCACCACCACCCCCACCGGTGTTAGTCGTGCCAGCTACGGCCGTAAATCCGCTACCGCCGCCTCGACCTCCGCCGCCTATTCCACCGAAACCTGGCTCTTTAGCTGTGCTCCCACGAATACCACCGCCACCACCACCAGCGTAATAAGTCATTGTGCCAGAAATATCGAACTGTCTGCCAGCGCCACCATCACCTGCCCGTTGGGGCGTAGCCGCAGCGCGAGGAGTGCCGCCACTTAGACCGATAGCAGCAGCACCACCACCACCACCACCGGATCGGTCAGTTATAAGGGAGCCTGCAGAGCGCCCACCGTCGTTACCCTGCCCAGCAGTTCCAGTACCACCCGAGCCCGTATCTGAGCCACCACCACCACCAGAACCGCCGGTGTTTCCGGCAACATTCAAATAATCTCCACCAGCCCCACCGCCCGTAGCCGTTCCCACAGTAGCCAAAATTGAATTAGTGCCATCAGTTCCCTTTAGGTTGCCGGAGCCACCACCACCGCCAGCAACAATCAAATACTCAATCTCGCCACCAGCAGTCACCGACACAGTTCCATTGCTAGTGAAAGTGTGAACCCCATACTCCACACCCTGAACAGTTACTGTCCCGAAAGTTCCACCCGTAGCCACAACAGAACCAGGGCTTGTAGAAAACTCCTGCCACTGCGAACCGGAATAGTAGGTGAGCTGGTCGGAGTCTTTTAAAAAAGCAAACTGGCCCTCAACCGCAGTCCCAATCGCTGAACCACGCGCAGCAGTCCCAGCAAACACCAGAACACCCTGCATCAGATAATCGTTGATGTCATCCTCGTCAAGAACCTCACCAGCGACAAACTCTTTGTAACCGCCTGCAGCCATTTAGAAATCTCCCCAACTTGTAGTGAAAACCGTCAACTTGTCATCATCTTTTAGAAACGCGAACATACCCTCCGAAGGCGAAAGAATCGCAGCATCCCGAGCCGCAGCCGAAGCAAACACCATAATCATCTGATCCATCATGAAAGTGTTTACCTCCGAGGCAAGAAGGACATTCCCATCCTGGAACACCTTGAACCCTGCACCAGCCACAACGCCTCCTAGAAACCAAGAACGCCTGGAGCGCCCTCACCTATTGTACCGAACTCCGGGTCACCGATAACGAACAAGGATGTCTGCAACGAACCCAGTCCGAACGTCACCTGATGGCTCCCAGGGGACACATCATGCGCGATCTGAATAATCTGCCCGTACCGTTCCACCTTCGCCCCCACCGGAGGATTACCCGGTGTGAGTTTCACCTGAGCAACATCACCAATCTCCAACGCAAACACTTCAGCACGTTGCACCGGCGTGATCGCATCAATATCGACCCGCACTGTTTGGAAACGCAACTGGGGCTCCTGGAACCGCGAGAGCAACAAATCTGCTAAACCCTCGACCGTCACCGAATCATCAATCAGAGTGTCCACCGTCAACTCAACAATCCCATAACGGGTTTGTGACAAAGCACCATTAGCTACAGCCGTAGACCCAGGGCTCGTCACTGTAATCGAGTTGTAAAGTTGCTCAGTACCGTAATCGAGTGTGGCAGGGGCAAACGGAATCCCAATCCCATCATCCGCAAACACTGTCACGTTATCCACTGTTGGTGTGGTGAGCCGGTCAACAAACGCAACGCGCCCCGACTTATCAATAAACAACAGTCCACCCTCAGACTGCTCCACCTGTTGCAAATACGACAGCACGTTACCGTCAAACACGTCAGCACCCAGCAGAGAGTTTCCGGCATCTATCGCACGATCCGCTAACGGCCAATCCACTGAAGGTTGCGACAACACTGCCTCAACGCGGGCACCCGTCAACTGTGCCACCGCAGTGCCCGGAGTCAACTCCTGTTGTGCAAGAAACGTGAAACCATCCGCAGCCTCCAACGAAGCAGACTGCCGACCATTCGGCTCGAAATCAAAATTCCAATCAAGAATCTTCCCCACATACTGAACCGCCGTACCATTAGCCAGCACGCGCACATCACGGCGAGGCACAATATCCCCGAAAAAAGGTGAACTCGTATACAAAGGGTCGAACGCACGATCCTCATTATTCACTGTCACCGACAACGTGCCAGCATTGAACCTGTCAAGGTCACGGTTCTTACCCCGAACGAAAGACACGCCCGTCACCCTCGAAGTGATGTCCGTGAATGAAATTCCACCAATCGTGAACTCGGTAGAACCGATAACACCCGCCACCGGGTCATCTAACGTGAACGCTTTAGACAACCCCAGCTCAACCGTTACAGACATTACGCGCTCGCAAACACTGGGCCGCTAGACCGTTCGTAACGTTTTATAGCGTTGACAACCACTTCCCCGAGGCGCGCATCAGCTACGTTCGCGTTGATCGTAATGTTGTACGTGTTCCCCATCGACCCCATCTTGCTCAACGGGATAACCGCTTCGGGGCCAGCCTCACCAATCAGCGCACTCGTTGGGCCGGTCACAATGCCACCGGCGGCCAACGGCACCAACTCCGGAACTTCCACCCGCCCAAACTTCACCTCAGCCACCAAAGCAAACTCTGCCTTGCCAAGCTCGCGCTGTACCGCATTTACGGCTCGGATGATGACATTGAAACCTCGCACAAAAAAGTTGATGAAGTTCTCGAACCCAGTAATCATGCCGTTGATTACATTGGCGAACACAATCTGCAAGCCGATGAAAATGTTTTTGAATATCGGGCCGAACTCCTCAAAGAAGGTTTGAACATTCTCAAACGCTGCAATGAAAAAGCCGACCGCAGCAACAAGAACAACCCCAATAAGTTCTCCAATGAACACAAGAATCGGCGTGAGGAACTCGATAAGGCTGATGACGTGAGGCAGAATCTTCTCAATCAAAGGCAGGAACGCCTGAACCAAAGTGATGATGACCGGAGCCAACGCAATAATCAGTTGTGCAAGCACCGGAAGCAAAGCTGTGACAATCGGCATCAACGCCTCAATAATTTGCATGAACACCGGCAACAGCGCTTCCAACACTTGCAAGAACACATCTGCCAGAATCGGTGCCAGCTCGAGGATGACTGGCAACAACTGCTCGAACAGTTGAACAAACACAGGTAATAGTTGTGCCACTATCTCCAAGAAAAGGCCAGCCAACACACCAAGAATCGGAATCAAAGGCAAAAACGCCTGCAACAACCCTGGAAGCATTTTCACAATTTCAGTAAGCGCAGGGCCAAGCTCAACAAACACTTTGCCAATCTCAACACCCAAAGTTTCGAGAACTGGCTGCAACCCAGTCACAAGGTCTGCAAAAATCCCAAGCAATGGATCGCCCGCAGTTTCCATCAGGTTTTCCATAGCGTTAGCAAAACGCTCAGAACCCTTAGCCGCAGCCTCCGCAGCGCCACCAAACTTGCCCTCAACAACACCGAGGATTACTTCTTGTGCGCCAAGCAAATCACCGGACTCAACAAGACCTCTAATCATGTCCTGCTGAGATTCGGAAAACTTTACAGTGCCCTTAGCAATACCGCCCAAAGCACTAAGCGGATCCTCCAAAGCTTTACCCAAAGCCAGCGACATCGCGCCAACATCTTTACCACTAACAGCAGCCAGGTCGAACGCTGCCGAAAGACTCCTATCGAAAACCCCACCGACCTCATTAGCAGATGACGCCAGATTGCTAAACCCAAGCAACTTTGCCTGAGTGCTCTTGATAATTTCACCATCAATACCAAGTAGAACTTCCTGCGAATCAGCAAACTTAATCATTCGCTCAGTAGCAATACCAAGATTCGTGCCAACCGGCAAAGTGTTCTTCGCAACCTGAACTAGAACATTATTGACAGCCTGTGCTTCTTCAGCAGCTAACACAGCGCTCTTGATAAAGCCGCCAATAGCGCCCACAGTGAACGCGCCAGCAATAAGCCCGCCCATCCCCTTCAGCTTCTTGCCGAAGCCATCCATGGCACTACTAGCCTGATTCAACCCCGTGAGGTCAGCCTTATATGTAATTGGGAGAGTTATGCCTTTAGAAGCCATTAGACGGAACCTCCGCGCCCGATGCCCCTAGAGATCTGTTCCGCATAAGTTGCCAAACTAGCCTCAACTTTTCTGATAAGCGCAGGCCGTTCCCGCATAAAGTTCGCCCAAACAAAACGGCCACCCTTACCGCCGGCACTCAACCGGCTCACCTTCGTCAACCGGCTCACCAAATCCTCACCCTGACCATTGATGAAGTACGGCTGAAGGCCACCCTTGCTGTAGTTGCCGTTATTGTATTGACCTTTAGTTCCTGCCAAGTCAGCAATCTTCAACGCTGCCTGATTAGGGGAAGTGTAAATCTCAAAGCGAGCAACAGCACCCTTACCGCCACCGGGAGTGATATGAGTCGAAGCTTTCACGTTGCCCCAACCCGTGCGCCCCTTATGCCCAAACCCTCGAACAGAACCAGGAACACCAAGGCGGGGAACAAGCGCCGCAATGCGCGCACCCGTAGGCGCGAGATCCGATTTCAAACCCTGAATCAAACGTTTGCGAATGTCAGGGTCAATCGCCTTGACCTGCTTAGCCGCTAGACGTAACGCAGAAGAATCAATAACGGGATACACAGGCATAGGGAAAACTCCTTCACCCCTATTCTACCGCCGGCCCCGCTTACCACTCTGGGCCTGAGAACGCGCCACAATGTAACGGCTCATAGTCCAAAGCATCCGAGGTTCCTGCTCCATTAGGACACTGGGAGCAATCCCGGTTTCAACAGCGAGAGCAGCGATCTCCCAATGAAGGCTCGAATCACCGAGCCCGACTATTTTTTTGCGGAAGCCTCAGAAACCATCGAAACAGACTCAACCCACTTGTCAAACTCGTCAGTGGTTTGCGCTGTGCGCTTCAGAGCGTGCCACGCCAGGAAGAACATATGCGTCAAGCGCACTTCTTTTTCCAGGCGGGCAACACTCAAATCGAAGCGTGCCTCGAACGCAATGAGATCTGCAGCAATCGCTGAACACTCAACCGTGGTTTCGTCAATGTAGGTTACTCGTAGGTTTATTGGATTCATGCTTAGACAGTACCCCTAGTGACAGTACCTGAGCTCAATCCCCACGAGGTGCTGAACGTGGCTAAATCCCCGACACTGGAAGCCAACGGGCTGTACTCAGTGACCAAAAAAACTCCGGAATAAGACGGGTTGCTCGAAGTAACAGCAGAACCGTTAGGAATTACCGTGACGGTTGCGCCGGTTCCCAGAAGCGGGAAGATGACAGCATCCACGCCACCCGAAGCGGCGAAGTCCTGGTGCCAGTCAAGAGTCACAGAAGCATCCTTCAGGCCAGAAATACGCTGAACGAAGGTGTTACCGAAAGCGGTGGTTTCCTGCTCGGCTGCGGACATCTCAAAAGTGACCGCGGCAATATCGGAACTGAAATCAGTACCGTTGATTGTGATGTTGTAGTTAGTAGCGACAAACTTTGCCACAGTTTTCTCCTTATAGTGCGAACACGGTCACGGCAAAATCTGCCGATAAATATGTGATATCTCCAATTGTAACGGAGGTCACGTTAGTCATCTCAGAAACCCTCGTGTCAAAAGCGTTCCCGCCCAGAGTGCGATCTATCTCAATGGCTGTCTTCAACGAACCCGAACCAGTCGAAATGAGTGCATCCAAGTTTTTCTGCGCCTGCACTGTCGCAATGCGCCCGAAAATCACTGTCACCACGAAACTGTATTCGGTCAACCCTTTAGCGAAAGCACTGTTGTAGGTGACTGAACCCAACTGCACAACAGCAGCGGGCATCATCGGATCGTCAGGAATCTCCGCATAAGTGCGAAGGCCCGTAATCGTGTTCATGTTGGTTGCGAGGCCAGCCCGCATCAGGCTAATGCTCACGCGAAACGAATCTTCCTGTAAGGCTGAATCAGCCGTTCCACATCAGGGTCAAGCCTGCCGATTCTAACCACTCCGCTGTCGCTAAATCCGAGCACCCCCGTTGGAGATTCGTACCGCTTGTAGGCCCTAAGTGAGCTGAGGATGGTTGCCTGTTTGATAGCGGAAGGAATCGAAGCAAACCCGAACACACCCGTCACCTGCACGCTCGCCTGATTACTGTTCACGTTCCTTGGCTCATACACCGGCCACAGATAGTCACCGATCGCCCGAATCCTGGTCGCTGGTGTGGAAATTCCACCAGCCAAACCATTCAACGGCTCCAATTGGTAATCCTTAGCAGCCCAAGTGATATCAAACGTGCCGTTGCCGGTGCTGTCAGACTTCAACGTGGTCACCGAAATGATGTCATCCGTTTCCACCAAATAAATGTCCTGCGGAATATACACACGAGCCACAGCTGTTGCACCCGTGCTGAAAAACACGCGCTCAGTGTAAGCATCAATGTCGCGAGAGCTGGACTCAATCGCCATCTCCAACAACCCGTCATCAATCGTGTCGGTGATGCGGGCTGCAGCCTTCACCTCGGAAAGTGTCGCGTACCCATTCACAATCGCCAAAATAAACCTCCAACCACCATTCTACCGCCCGGCCTCCCACCCGTTCAGTCTGCGCCGTTCCACATCCCAAAACCCTGCGCTGAAATCCGCTCGTGCCACCTTGTCGTAATACAGGGCCGCGTTCGTGGGAAAAGTGCGAGCGTTCTTCTCAAACAAATCTGAGTCGGAATTTATTGTCGAACTGTTGTCATGAATCATCGGCACCTCGATTGACCGGATCGTAACCCCAGCCTGCTCCGCACGAAACGTATAATCGTTGTCCTCACAGAATGCTGGAAAGAAACGCTCATCAAACAAACCCACACGCCTGACAGCCTCATAGCCGAGCGCAAACGTCTGCCAGTTAGGGAACATCTTAGACAGGGTTATCTCGTCTGTACGGGCCTCTGAGAGCCTCTGAAGGGCACCAGGCTCGAAACGCACGTCATTCGAGGCAAAAAACCAGCGTTCAGCATACGGAAACGACTTTATCCCCAAATTCCATGACGCTGCCACCCCCAAGTTAGCTGGCATCGGCAGGTAGGTGGTGTGCTCCACACACGCCGGCACATCAATCGCCATATCCTCGAGCACGGAGCTGGCCCCGTTGTCAATGATAAGCAAATGTTCTACCGGGTAGTCAATGCTCGACACCATGCGATCCAGTAGGTCGTAACGGTTTAGCACCGGCACAATCAGGTTCTCCAACACAGAAACCACCTCACTGTTTGCGAATACCCAGGAACAATGTTTCTTCCTTGTAATAGCTCCCCGTAGGCATTGTGTATTGCTCCAACTCAAACCCTGCAGCCGTCACCGCATCCGCAATGACCTTATGAGGCACCGCAATATCAGGAACATCAAGCTCCTCGGTGTAACCAATCTGCTCACCGTCACCATCGGGAGTGAACACAACGATCGCAATGCGTTCCTGCGCTGAAGCCACCGCGTTGTCAAGCACAAGCTTCCAGTCCCGGTTGTGCTCAATCACCCCTCGGATCCACAAGCCCGGAGTTTCCGAACGGTACACACGCAGGTCGGCCACAATGTCAGCGTGCTCCGAAGCCGTGCCATCAATGCCAACATAAGGGCCGTCATGCACTGTTTTGAACCAGCCACGACCACAACCCCAGTCCTCTACAGCTAAACCCTTCAGGAAGTCAGCGCCAATCTTGTAAGTAACCTTGTCCCCGTATTCTGCGAGCGTGGAGTCGTTGCGATACCAGGCACCCCAACGGTCAAGGTAAGAATCTTTAGTCATAACGTGTTTTCTTTCGGCTCAAAAACGAATATGTGTGACAGCTCCTCTGGCTGGTCTTCCAAGTGTAGAACCTCACACCCGGCAAACAATGACAACACATCATCCACCGTGAAATCGTGCAAATGATACGGATTGAAATGCTTGGTTGGTCTTGTCGGGACAGACACGATCACCAACCGTTTCGCCTTCACCAGTTGCGCTGCTAAATGTTGCGGGTTTACTAAATGCTCCAACGTTTCAAAACACACAGACACATCCCACCCGAACCCAGGCACCCACTCGTCAAGGTTCACCTCGGCATGAAACTTTCCCAACCCGGCGAACTCCTGCGCCGGCACAACCTTATCCACGCCCACATACTTCACCGGCACAATGTCGGTCATAACTTTCGCCCCATACCCGACACCGCACGCGACATCCAACACACGCTCACCCGGCTCCAACCAACCCGCAGCGAACTCGTAACGGTACACATGGCCCGGCTGGTCAGAAATCTGCTCAGAGGTTATACGCTCAAACATCTTTCGGGTGCTCCCGCCAAGTCAGGTAAGGGTTATGAAACTCGTGTGCAGGAAACACACCAAAGTTCGGTTCCAACTTCCACACCAAATACGGGAACGACACCTGGTCTTGAATCGACCAACGCAGATTCTCCTCATGCCAAGCGTGACCGAAGCTTCTAGCCTTGTCACTGTTACGCCACACAATCGCTCCGCAAGCCCACAACCCGAAACCCTCCGGCATCCCCTCAGCCCGGTAATGCTCAGTCTGTCCCCTAATAGGCCAATCCTTATATTTCGGCCAGTCCTGACAATAAGCGGCCTCCTTGTAAAGGTCATCCCTATGCCATAAATCCGGGTGCTCCCACACAACAAAGTCATGATCGGCCAGGCTGTCCTCACAGAAGCCCCTGAAGTCTGGTGACACCACCTCAAACGCAGCGTCAATCCACACCACGATCTCCGCCTTCACCAAATCAAACGGAAGCATCTTCGGAAGTTTCGCCGCCAACCTCGGATGATGCACACTAGGCAACACCACCACACGCCAACCGTCAGCCACCAGGTCAGGGTCATCCGTGAAACACACAGCATCATCAAACCCGTGGTCGGCAGGTAACGGTCGCACCGGCTCAAAATCACCGTACAACGCTGTGACTAAGACGGTTCCCAAAAGTTCCCCCAATACGAATAGCCTTCACGCATAATCTTTACCGAAGGTTTCCCCAAACCAACCCAGCCCTCAGCCTGAAACCGATTCTCTAAACCCACCGGCTCGAGGGTGCGAACATAATCGGATCGCGCCCACCAAAAATTGCCTGCAAAAAACGATTCATGATCAACGTGCTCCGGCTCCCACGACTTCAACCAAAACGGGCCCGCACACTGAAACTTCTCCAACGCATAAACACACTCACGCCACCGTGTCACAACATCATGAGTCATCGAAACCCGCCACACCCTAGCCAGCTCACTCTGCGACCAAGCCCCTTTAGTGTGCGCGTACAACACCACCCCATCATCGGTTTGGCAGAAGTCACGGAGTTTATTCAACGTCACCTGCTCCCAACCCTCAACAGCCTCCACCGTCACATGATGACGTAACGCCCGTTTCACCTTCCGCCGGTTCTCACGCGACCCCACCACACCCAAATAAATTCCGTCAAGCTCATCCAGTAAACCTGAAACGCGAAGCTCCTCAAAGTGCTCCGTGGCCGGTGTGAGCCAATCCCCATCCGCAAACACGTGATAGAAGTGTGACAACCTCACGCAAAATAACCCTTCAGGAACGGCATCCAATAGTCAGACCACACCTTCTCCTCATCGAAGTCGAGTGCAAACTTTCGTGACACAGCTGAGAAGCCGCGCTCCTTATCCGCCAACACTAGAGCTGACAGCACAGAATCAAGCAGTGGCACTTGGTAGAACGCCTTCTGTGGTTCATCCCAGAACGGTTGCCCCTCCACCAACCAGCCATCCTCCGCCACCAGGTCGGCTGTGGCAGCCCAACTCGAACCAATCACCCGAGTCCCACAAGCCTGAGCCTCAATAGTAGGAACCCCAAACCCTTCCCCATAAGACGGAGCCAACAGAACATCCGCAGCCGAATACAACGCCGCCAACTCTGCCTGCGAATACCCCACCCGATACTTATCCCGATTAGCGAACGTAATCTTCTCTGGTGGAATCCCACACACCCTAGCCAACAACCCCAAATCAAACCCGCCCACATTAGCCGCCGGATCCGCGTGAACATACAAATGAGAATCCGGGTGCGAACGAAGGTGCGCTGAAAACGCCATAAAGTTCACATCGTAAGCCTTCCGATGGATAATCCCGTTAGCCTTATTCGCTGCCACCATCGCCACCAAAAACGTGTCATCACTCACACCCAACAGTTCACGGGTCGGCATCATCCCATCCGGCCCCATAATCTTCGGAGTCTTAGCAAACACCTTCGTGTTCACAGCGTGAGGAATATAAACGGAATCTATCCCAGCATTATCCAACTGTCGTTTCCCATGCGGGGCCATCGCCACCGGGGTCACATTCTCCCGCCGAAGAAACTGGGCAACCCCAGGAGGCAACGTCACATGATCCAACGGCACCCACGAAATAACCGGCAGCTCATCTTTCCACCCGTTATAAACCCACACATCATAAAGAGTCATGATCGCGTGCTTCAGGTCGGGTGCAGACTGCCGATGAAATTCATGCCACACCGTCAAAACATCCTGCGAATAAGGTGCAACACCCTTCGGAAAAACAGGCACAGCACCAAACTCAGTGCGATGCTCCCCAATAGCACCCTCGAGGCCGTAGTTCGACAGCACACCAACATTCATGCTGTGACGTTTCATGTAACGCACCAGGAACTCGGCTTGCACCCCGTAGCCCGTTGGAGAGTTTGGATTGTTTGTTGCTAAAGAAACAACACCCTTAAGTTTTTCGTAGGCCATGCCCACATAATAGCGAAAGCCCCCGCCGTGAAACCTACAACACGGCGAGGGCCTTCAGCCCGTTCTACTTCAGCCTATGGCTGGAGCAAGAACTTGATGTGACTGGCACCGTTAGCGACACCGGCTCCAAGTCTTTGGATATACCTAAACGCGGTGATGTCGTTCTCAAAGAACGCCTCGGTGGACGTAGCGAATTGGAGGCCAGTCGTGCTGATTTTCACCGAAGGCCAGTGTCCGAAGAACACTGCCTTGTTACCAGCGCCAATCGAGTCCACAGCAGGGTTCTCAAACACTGGGCGACCCAGGATTGTAGAAACACCTTCAGGGCCAACGGGGTCAAGAATGTATGATCCGTTGTTGTCCTTCAGCCTACGGATTGCACCGAGGGTAGAAGTGTTGACCATATAGCCCGAACCAGGCAACATTCTGACTAGGCCATTAGCACTAAATTGGAGCGAAATCAGCTCGTCTGCCGTGATAGCGGTTGCGGTTCCAGCAGTTCCACCGACAGTCGCAACAGCCGTGACAGCTGCGTGGACAAGGGTGTTGATGCGAGTACCGATAGCGTTACCGGCCTGCTCAACAAGCGTGCTCTCTAGATCGAACCCCACATCAGTTATCAGCTCATTTGCAATCTTCGACACATAGCCATTTTTTGACATCTGAATTAAGAGTGACGAATAGGTGGCTTCGGACTCACTGAGTGCTGAACCGGCAGCTGTTTCAGAAGCCGTTGGGTACGCAGTGAACACGGGGATACGCAGGTCTTCACCAGAAGTACGCTGGATTACTTCGCTTGTGGCGAGATAAGGGCCGACAAGACGAGCCAGTGCGTAGATCCGGTCAAGGAACGCTACGGGGACAGTGTTGACAGAGGGAACCAGTGTGGCACGCTTTTCGAAGTTGAACGTGTGCTCGCGGATTTCACCACGGGCCATAGCACGGAAAATCTCGGCAGTGTCAGTTGGCATTTCAGTGACAACCTCAAAACCACGCGAAGCAGCAGCGACCTCAGCGGCACGCTCCTCATTCTTAGCGGCAGTTTCGATGCTGCGCTGTGCTGCGACAATATCGGATTCGATACGGTCAATTTTTTCTAGCTCAGCAGAATCCAGGCCACGACCCTCAGCTTCAGCATCGTCAATAACGGTGCGAATCTGCATGGTCAAGTTAGCCTTAAGCTCCTGCTGGCGCTTAATAAACTCGGACATTTGTGTTTCTCCTAAATGGAATTGAATAAATAGATCGCAACCGTGCTAACACAGAATTACTCGCCGTAGCGTTAACGCACACCAGCTACCTCTAATTGTAAACCAGGCCGTGCAACCCGTTCCAAAAAGAAAAGCCCCTACCAGGGAAAGGGTGGAATACCTGGCAGGGGCAAACCCGTCAACGGCGCTCTAAACTGTTAACGCTTTTCGGCAACCGTCATAACGCGGGTTTCTTTAGTCGGCTCGTCATCGAGTCCAACAATCCGGCGGGCCAACATTTCAGCCACACCAACATCCTCAACAACATCAAAAAGTAGTGACGCAATCTGCTCAACCGTTGCCATCAGTACCCCATCAGGAGTTGCAGCTTCTTCTTCTTCAAAGCGAGCATCTCCAAACTGTTATCCACCACCGGAGCTTCAGGGGTCGGGGCCAGCTCGTCAATCACTGTCTGCAACAAGGTGCGGTCATCCGAAGAAATGTCCTCACCGTTCTCAATCTTCAACAACGCATCAGCGAGAGCATCAGCATCCACGTTCGCCCGCTGTGCAATCTTGTCCAACCCGCGAACTGTAGCCGTGCCATTCGTCGCAGGGTAAGCCGGGAAAGCAACCAGCGAAACCTCGTGCAAACGCACAGACTTCAAAACACGTTCAGTACCGTCAGAACTCCACTCATCCCCACCACGGGCAGGCATCGAAAACCCGAACGAAAACCCGGTCACATCGCCACGGCGAACAAGCTCACGAGCATCACGCCCATAGGTTGTGTCAGGCAGGGTTGCGGAAACTTTCAGGCCACGCTCATCCTCAGTCAACGTCAAAGTGCCTGCACGAGTCGAACCCATCACAGCACCCGAATCATGGTTCCACAACAGTTTCACATCGTTGCGCGATCGTAGGGAAGCACGGAACGCACCAGGCTGAATAGTTTCAGTAAACCCGCCCAAGTTCTCACTGCGAGAATTGAACAGTGCAGCGTAACCCTCCAAAAACATCCCGGAGGCATCCTCACGGATTTCAAACTTGTCAACCTCAACAATACGGGTTTCTAACTTGCTCAACGCTTCGCCCTTCGCTCGGCCTTCATTCTCAGCTTCTAGTCTACCAACCACACCATCCGCGTACTCGAAAGCGCGTTGCGCACTACGCTTTGAACCGCCACCACCCCACAACGCCATCGCCACAGCACCAGGCCCAGGATAGTTATCGTCACCAGGAGTGTTCTGTGGTGCATCCATGTCAACAAGGTGACGGGCAATCCACGCACGCAAACGAACCCACTTGTCAGCCGTCACATTACCTTCAGCCATAGCAGCAGCCTCACGGATTGTGCGATCCACAACACCATCACCCGACAAACCTTCACGATGCCATTCCAGGCCACGCCTAGCGCTCGCCCTCATATACGCCGGTGGGCTCAAATCAACCTGACGAAGCTCATCATCCTCGTCATCGTCATCATCGGCTCGAGGCTCCCAAGCGTTGCAATAATTCCCACCCTCAACATATTCTTCCCAACGCTCACAAAACGCACGACCCTCATCGTCAAGATTGTCCTCGTTGAAAAAGATGCAGTTACCGCAAGCACGACCCTCCGGCACATCATCCGAAGTCGCGGGCCGGTAATTGTCTGGCAGGTCACGGCGCTCACCCTCAAAAGTGGAATCCTCAGCCTGAGCAATAGCCAGCCCCTGATCTATCGCATCCTGCTTCGTGGTGTGGCAACCCATCACCTCACCGTCATCCTTCACGGTAGCCCAACCATCACAACCCTCAGCTGTGTCAGAAATGAAATACGGGGCCATCAGTCGTTTTGCCTTATATCCAAAACGCCCACCACAACACCGGCAGGGTCAGACACCGCAAACATACGGTCATCAGGGCCAAGAGTGAACTGGATTGTTTCACCCGGATCAATGTGAGGCGCGTTAGCAGTACCCACAGCGGAACCACCGAAATAAACATAATTGTTGCCGGACTTGCTCATGTTATGCAAAATCACTTCATGAGGCATATTGTCGTGACCAACAATCTCAGTGGCAGCTGTGCCAAGCGTTACCTGACGATGAACTATCGGCATTATTGCACCTCGTAAACAGCACCAGGGTTCTCAGGGTCAACCTGCGCGACCGGCTGCAACTGTGTCGAAGCCAAACCAGTATGAGCAATCGGACTCAATCCCACAGCCACCAACGCTTCAGCCGGATCGTAACCCGATAACACCAATACCTGAGCCATACGGACACGCTTCTCATCCGCAACCAAATCAGCACCATCAATGTTGATGTTCGCTAACGGCACCCGCACATTACTTGCAGCAGGATCGTCAATATCGCTCATGTCCTCCAACCGGCGAACGTCATTGATTGACATGAATCCGGCCTGAATGCCAACACTGTAAGCGCTCATCCTCGAGGACAGGTCTGCGCGTGCAAGCCCGTCAAGGTTCCATTTGATGAAAGCTGTCTGCCCACCAGGGTAACGAGTCATCAAAGGTGAGAACGCATCCTCAAGCTTTTGAACGATAGGTCGCAACGTGTGAGTGATGAACTGGATGTTGTTTTGCTCCACGCTCGCGTAAGTCGTAGTCCCAGGAATGTTCAGCATATTTGCCGGAATGTTGAACGCGCGGGCCACATCCTCCACAGCCAACCTGCGGGCCTCAATACTTTGCGAGGACTCGGGGTCTACCTGTGTGGTCTTGAACTTCGCACCACCCGACAGAACGCCAGTCCGGTGCCCTCTACGCCAACCACGATGCTTCGAATCGAAACCGTTGCGCAAATTCTCGGCCTGCTCCGCCGTCAAATTCTGGTCAACCTCAATGACACCCGATAGGTTCGTGCCATTACCGAAGAAGGTTGCAGCGAACTTCTCCAACGCCAACGCCAAACCAAAGTTTTCTTTCAAAGCCTCGACACGCGAAACACCGCGCATCTGCCCAGGTCGCAACACATCCGGGATAAAGATGATGTCCTCAGACGTTAGTGTCTTCGTTTCGTTCTCCACCGTGAACACGGCTTCGCCTCGAGCGTTACGTTTCACCTCAACCGTCAACGGGTTAAGCACAACCAGGTTCACGATTTCGCCCCGCTGGTTACTGAACACGCGCACGAATAAATTGCCATCAAGCAAAAGACTTACGATCGCGGAGTTGTAGAACGCTGTCCTCGGTAACGCAATGTCCGGTTTGTCCACCCATGCGGGTCGAGGCCGGAACGCCCGCCGTTGTCCGTCAATGCGAATGTAAGCATCCAACGGGAGCGTGCTGATTGTGTCAGCGATCAACGACACCGCCGAGAACACAGCGTTGACCTGAAACACCGTTTTGGAGTCAATGAAAGTGTCCGACAAATTACCGAACGCAAGGTCATCGCCTGCCTGGAAAATCGTTTGGAACGATGTTGCCCGCTGCTCAAAAAGCCGATTCAAAACCACAGGTTACTTTCCTAACGCAAATCCGATAACCAACAAAAACACGCCACCCACAATGAAACCCACCGGCACACTCAACAACAACGCGCCAACTGTGACCCCGACCATACCCGCAACCTGCAAAACCGTAGCCATCAGACCCCTAACCAAAAAACTCGGGCACAACCGTTTCTTCTATCTTACCGGAGGCCCGGTCAACAGCGAGGATAGCCGCCACAGCAGCATCAATCTTGCGAGGGCTGTTCGGGTTTTCTTTCTTGATATGAGGGCCGGCAGGAGTCAACTTGATAGCCGTGTTACCGATATGGCGGGACAGCAACGGATCACCGTCATGCACCAACCGTTTCTCGGCAACCAAATCGAAGAACCCGGCGCACGCCTTTATCATTCGCTGTGGGGACTGCGGAAACGCCACCACCGGCAACCCCTGATTCTCCAAGAACTCCATAGACCGTTGCCAACGGAACGGGTCGCACGCGATCTCCTTCACATTATGTTTCTGACAGAAATCCAAAACCGTTTGCTCAACCTCCCCAATGTCCACCCGCCACTCAGGGCCGTCATGCTCCAAATCTTTCTCCCACGCCTTCACCATAAACACCTTCACCGGCTCATCATTCTTGGGAACCACAGCGCCCACAATCACCGAAGCATCACCGTTATATGACCCGTCAAACCCGAGCACAATCTCATCCTCGGGAGTTAGGTTCACCTCACCAGCGCACTCATCCCACGACCCCGCAGGCAACCAAGTTTCCACACTAGACACCCACTGATTACAACGCTTGATACGGAACTCCGCCTCGGGTGTGCGCTTGATAGCAGAATGGAAATCTGACTCAGCATTCAAATCCCCAAACCCAGGGTTAGCGGCCCGCCACGTTTCAGGGTCACGATGGTCAGCGCCCTCGGGTGCCTCCCACCACGCCATAAAGAACGTGTCATCCTTCTCCTCACCCGAAGCCAAACGCTTGCCATAGTTATACAAGTTGAAAGCGATGG